ATTAGCCAATACGGCTAACGGGTAACTAATTGCTACAGTTACAAATACGAAAGCGTGACTACCAAGTCCTTCTCTACTTACTGTAGAAGAGAAACCTTTATTAGCCCAGCCTCTGATATATCCTAAACTAATATCAAGAAAAATCACCCAGAATGTAGCAGCTACCATAAGATGTTCGTCTATACCATGACTATAAAAGTCAATAATATATTGTATGAGTCTACCCAATCCATCTGCTGGGGCATGCTGCTGTTGTATCGATGTGAGCAGATTTAACAATGTTATTTACCTCCAAGAGGAAATTGTACGACATCAGAACAAATATCTTTAATGTCTGTTCTGACATTGTGTTTGTTTAAAATAACCTGACTATCTGGAGTGATATTATGAGTTTGAGCATCAGCATGCTCGTTCATGTTAACCAATCCGATAGCAGTAGTGCTGACAATACCAGCTAATGCGATTTTTGTATGCAATCTCATTTTCTTCACTCTTTCTAAATTGGTATTGATAAAACGGTTCTAATAGGTTTTCCTTTTTCCCCATTTAATATAAAGATAGTGCCATCGAGGTTTACTTGAAATAAATAATTTCGATTGTCTCTATATGAAAATTCAACACCACTTAACATCAAACTATCTTTGTAATGTTCCAAGTATTTTTTAGGAAAAGACCCAAGCAAGTATGTTCTATCTTCTAATACGTTTTCTATAGATATATATAAAACTCTATTAGAAACCCTCCAAGATATTTTACCGCTCTTTTCACCAACAGATTCAGCCCATTCTGTATCGGGGAATTTGGGCGCTGGTTGAACAATTTCTTGTTGCAATGCAACCCAGTTAGACCACAGATTAGCACGTTTTTGTCTTGTGTAAATCTTGTCGTTAAATAAAGAACTAGCTTGTTGCATAACGTATGCGTCCGAGTTAACAATAACTGTTAAATACCATTCATTCTTATTGTTATTAGGCATATTATTACAATTATTAATACTATAAAATCCTGTCTTTAAAATATTGTTAGCATCACCAGAATTATACTTAATACAAGCACCATTAGTCTCTGTTAGTTGATGGTTTTGTATTTCTCTGTCTTTGATGCGATATACACCTTGTTCGATACTAACATCGCCAGGCGCAACTTGTACTCGATATTTCTTGTTGTTGTGTACCATACCAATACCGACGCCTTCTCTATGAAACGATATAGCTACTTCTTCTGTTGATACAGGATAATCACATGATACTGGAGGTGATAATTTATCACCAATAGTGGCACGAACCACAAAAGACTCTTTTGGTGAAAAATCACCACGGAGAGATGCAAGTCTATTTACAGCTTCCATTGTTTGATTAGATGCAAAGTCAGCATCTCCACCATTAAGCGCGAATGTACGACCACCATCAGAAGAAGTAGAGAACCTAACGGTAAGGCTATTCTTCTGAACTCCATTAATGTTTATACTAGCAACTTTACAAGTTGTCCTTGTATTGATTATTGATGCATTCTGCCCTACACGTTCTGCAGTAAAGAATATGGTTGGTGAGAAATACGGTAAAACCTTGACTGTCTTCGTTTTAACATCAGACTTAATCCCACGTATATCAACAATATAGGCAGATATCGTAATATCCCCTACAAAGTTCATGACACCAAACTTAGCATTGTTACCATCTACGGATAAATTTTTATTAACAACCTCAGCATGGTATTCTTTTATTTGTGTTCCAAAACTACCTACAGCTCCTTTGAAAATACATTGTATATTTGATAATACTTGTAGAAATACATTAGGAGTTCCTAGAACGTTCTTGACGTTTTGATTTGTCTCGACTAATTCTATATCTGTGAAGGTTGGTTTAGATGATGCTCCAGTCGTGTTTATCTTGAAGAGAGTTGGGACTCGAACACTACCAATTTTTTTATCACCATCATAGGTATCAATATCAATTTCACCAGTACCAGACGTAGCACTAGGGTCAATCTCATTGATAATATCTGTAGGAACAGTCCAAGTATAACTTGTATCAACATTCGTTGCAATATCGCGCCAGACATTACCAAACCCAAAACGAAGTTTGTGTTTAAAACTCTCTTTATTGCGTTTGATATTAATTGTTAATGGTTGACCAAAATATGCTTCATAGTGTTCTACAGTCGATGTTGATAATCTAGGAATAGGGGGGACTTCAACATTAAATCCATTAATGGTCAGTGTATTAGGCGAATACCCCCCTTGACCATTAAGTTGAGCCATAATACCAAAACTTTTAGCCCCAGTATCGTCATGCCAAATCTTATAAGTCCCATCTAATAATGTTACTGTTTGGCCACCCCCTATAGACCCGATACTAAATCCATATCGTCGTCCACCATCAAAATCGATAAACCCTGTACAGTTATATCCACGAAAAGAATAACCAGAGTCGGACACTAAGAATACACGAAATCTGTAGTTAGAATAGTTTTCTAGTTGGTTCTGGTCTACAAGGTCAACCCACATCTTCAGCTGATACCCACGGTCTTTGTTGCTCCAATGTTCTGACATTAGTTACCTCCATTATTGATATCGCCGACATATCGGACAACATTCATATCCAAATCAGCGAAATATTGTTCGGTCCTATAACGGCCTACTTGAATGGTTTTAACAAAAGTACCATTATCAATATACAACATACCCTTGTCAATATACATGACCTCTTTACCAGAAGAGAACATAGAAATACGTCCTGCTGGTGAGAACATAATTGAACTTAAGCCGTCTGTTTTACCTATTGTAAGACCTTCATTAGATTGTGTAATGAAAGAATCGATAAAGCTTGTCTTGGCCGCCATATCGCCCAGACTTGTTTGAAGTTGGACAATACGTTGTGATTGTGTTACCAAATCATTTTCAATTTTAATACGGTCAGCCTGAGAGGATTTAAGATATGCCTTATAATCAGTAATCCATTGTTGAACTTCATCAGCCGCAGCTTTAGCCTGCATTTCTGCTCTAATTTTTGCATCATTCTCAGCAAGAAGTTGTAATTGCTGAGCTGTTAGAGCACTATCGGCTTTAGTCTCAATTGTGTCAGCAAGGTCATAAGGCGATGCTTGCCATACACGAGGTGTAGACCCTTCATATATATCTAACTCCGTAAAGAATAATGACGATGCATCATTGCCTGTGTGACCACCATTATAAATACGAATAAAACCTTCGTCACATTCGCCAGAATTAAACGTATTTTCAAACCTTACAAGTTGAGTTGTTGATGGAGAACCCTCAATAGATTTAACATTGACTACTTTAGTATAACTTGCACTCTCTCCAATTTTACGACCAAGGAAGTAAATATAAACTTTCTTAATATTATTAGTGGCGCACATTGACACATTTAAAGAATATGTGGTGTTTCTTTTTATTGGAAAACGTCGAGTTGCAGCGGGTATTTCACCATTACCATTATTATTCAGTTTAAAAACTTCCATTGTGTTATTATAATAGGAAGGATGATTAGAGATTTGGAGATTATCATTATCTTGTCCATATTCCCAATACCCCCAATGGTTCTTACTCTTAGGAAATGCAGAATTCCTTACAAGGTTATCACCACCAATAACGACACCACCAGTCATATCAATCCAAGAATATCGACCTGGATCTCGTGAGTCGGCAGATTCGAAATCAGTATAATGACCAATGTATCTGAATTTATTATTAGTATTAACTAAGCTAAAATCAGAACGGCCATCTGCGGAATTAGCATAAGCGAAATGGACATAAGGTGTTCTACCGTCAGCTCCAGGTCTACCAGGAACCCCAGCTTGACCGTCTTTTCCACGCCATTTAGTCCAACGATATTTAGTTTTATCGTTTGAGTCTTGTTGAATGTTATCAACATACATACCGATATAAAACTTGTTATTATCAGTCTGACTAAAACCATCACCATTTTGATTATCTGCATACGCAATGTGGGTGTAAGAAGAAACACCATTTACACCATCACGTCCAGGAAGTCCTTGATCACCTTTAGGCCCTTGAAGACCGTTAATACCATCACGACCTGGTCTACCATCTTGTCCATTCTTAGACACAGTGTAGACAGACTCTGAAGTGTTGTCGGTATAAGTCAAGGTCATACGCATCCAAGTGAAATTGAGTTTCTCAGTTGGAACTTGTCTAGACCATCCACCAGTTGGTCGGTTTACACCATCATTAGAGACGGCATAATCAACAACCGTGCTACGAATACCGACACCGTCTTTACCTGGGATACCGTTAAGACCATCATTACCATTACGAGGGATATAAACCTTCTGAACACTAGTCTCAACTGTATTGTCAGTATAAGACCAGCTTGTCTTAGTCCAGAACCATTTCTCTTTTACAAGAGTTGGAGGCTGTTCAGTCCAAGTAGTAGGTTCAGTCTTGTCTGAGTCAGATATACCATAGCGAATGGTTGTTTGTCGAATACCAACACCATCCTTACCAGGTTTACCGTCACGACCAGGTAAGCCATCATTACCATTACGACCATCAACACCTTTAGGGCCTTGTTCTCCTCGTTCACCCTTATCGCCCTTCTCACCTTTGATTTTAATCCATGTATATCTTGTAGGGTCGTTACTATCGGCTTGTATAAAGTCGGTATATTGACCAAGATATTCCTTGTTAGCACCATCACTCACATGAAAATCTTTACGACCATCAGCAGAGTTGGCGTAGGCAAAATGGACAAATGATTGACGACCGTCGCGTCCTACAGTACCAGGTGTACCAGCGGCACCATCTTGCACATTAGAGAATGTAACTTCAGTTGTTGCGATTAATGCGCCTTTTTTAGTTGTTACTGTAGCGTAATATGTAGCCGTCTTGACAAAGTCTGTTGTTGATACTGAGATTTGCTTGTTGGAAGATGAGAAGTCACTAAACCCTGTTTCATTACCATGTTTCATCTTCCATGAAATTGCATAATCGTCAAGGTTAAGTTGTTCCGTACCTTTTAGTAATTTCAAACTTACAGCAGAAACACCATAACCATTAACAAACTGAGTACCATTGGAAGTTGAAGGAATTAGAGAATATGCATCCTTACCATCCTTGACAGTAAAGATTGTGATGTCATTTTGAAATACGACGTCACCGTTATCCCAGCCCTTAACTTTAACAACAATCTTCTCTTGTCCAGCATAATCTTTAGACTTGATGTCTAGGTAATCGCCAGAACCGATAACTTGGTCGTTTACTTCATAAGTGAAATATCGGCCAGTATCTTCTCTTTGTAATTTGCCACCTTTATACAATC